CCACTGTAAGAAAGTATCTCACTTCCTACCTTAACATATCCTAAGTTAGTAGAACCAACACCTACATTTTCAAACTCAGCAAAGTTTGATCCATCATTTAAAATAATAGAACCTGTAGATGTAGAATCATAGTCTGCAGATAGAGTAGTTGCTGATACATCAGATTCAACATCGTTCAGTGTTACTACATTCTGAGTAGAATACATTCCATGATTCTTTTGATTTACCTTAATATGCAAACCATCTGAGACTGTGACTGGAGATCCTGATAAGAATACATTTCCACCAACAGTATGATTGAGAGTAACTATTCCAGCACTAGTAACATATTGAATTGTTTTACCTACACCAGTAGCAAACTCACCTTGAACATTGTCAAGAACAAATTCATTAGTTCCAGTTAAAGAAGCAATAGAGAATTTAACATCTCTTCCTAAAGAAGTTAATCCAACAGTAGCAACACCAACTACATCACCTATTTCATAACCACTACCACCATTTACTACAGTTGCAGCAATTGCAACTCCATTGGTTATGGTCATATTCAATGTTCCATTTCTACCACTTCCAGTTTGAGTGACCATAGGAACATGGTTATATGTTTCACTACCAGATGAAGGTGTATATCCAACACCAGGATTTGAAATTGTTAAATTACCAGTTGCTGTACCAGCAGATCCTACATATCTTCCAGTAGCATTACTACCTTGTTGCTGAACTAAATTACCTAAGGTTATTCCAGTATCAGATATAGTAGTATTAAATCCTACTCTAATTTTATTAGATGAAATTCTAAAAGAATCTTTAAGTAGTGGTGGAATATCATCTGATTGTGTCACTAAAGGTGGATTTGTAAAATTAATATTTCCTTCTTCAGTATTAAATACAGCTTTATAAAGAGTAAATTTTAAATCTTCATACTGACTTGCATTCCAAGTTTCTCCATTTTGGGATTTGAATAAAGATCCTAAAGTTGGCTGAGAACTGATAATTACTTGCTCAGATTCTGGATTATCTACACTTTGAATATCAACTTCTCCCATTCTAGAAATCCAAGCAGTATAATCATTGCTTATAGAAAGAAGAACTAAAGCATAAGTTTGTCCACCTGGAAGATAAACTGGTGATGGGAAAGTGACTTTAGTAGGAACAGTTGCATCATCAGATACATTAATATCCTCAGGATCAATTACAACTTCACCAAAAGGAATAATTTCAGTAGTAGGAAGTCCCAATTTAACTGTTCTTAACTGAACAACTAAAGGTAAGAATTCATCTTTAGATGCTATATAAACATCTGCTTCAGTAATATAAACTCCGCTAGAAGCTTCAACCCTAAACGATTGAGCTAAAGGATCTTTTCCTGCAGGACAATTTGGATCAATTTCTGATATTAATTGATAATCCCCAGATCTTATTCCACCGTGAGTTGTGTTCAACCAAGAACCATCTGCTATACTTTCAGCTTTCTTCTCTGCTTGATATTCAGCAACAGTCCTTTGTCCTTTTGCTCCTCCTCCACCTGTACCTAGTTCTGACGCTTCCTTGGAAGCAGCAACATCTACAGTTACATACTCTTTAACTTTAGCACTATCAGTCATATCGACTCCAGCTGCTCTTGCTTTATTAGCCCAATATAATTTTCCACCTGCATCAGCATTTCTACCTAATATTTCATTATATACCTCATTAATTGGGTCATCAATCTCAATTATCGTTTCGCTAACTACAGCACCAGTAGAATCAGTTTCAACTTCTTTTGTAACACTACCAGGCAACATTCCCTGAGTTATATGAGAAGATCCTACATTAGTTGTAACTGTCCTAACTTTATTTTTAGGAGTAGAACTACTTCCACCACCACCGCCACCGCCACCGCGACTAATAGATCTACTTTCTGTTCTTGTTAAAATATCAGTATGAATATTTTTTACACTAATAATAGTGGATTGAACTGTTTTAATAGATCCAGTAGATTCAAATATTTGAGTAGCATCTGTAGTAACATTTCCAGGTATTTGACTATTCACTTTATTGCTAGTAAGTCTAAACACTTTTTTACCAGAATCAAACTTAGGAGAACTAGTATTATTGGGATTAGGAATAAAGAAAGAACCAATTAAACTTCCTGTACTATCACTTCTAAGTCTTACATCAGAAACAGTTGCTTGTGCATTTGATGTTTGTCCTACTAATTTAATACCATTCTCAATATACCCATGATATGTGTTATCTGATTTTTCAGATAAACTGGTAGTATCTACATTAAGAATACTTGAAGTTGAAGAATATAATTCAGGAATTGTAATAACTTCTCCAGAAAGAGAAGAATCTGTAGTAGAAGTATCTGATTGAGTGGGAACAATATTATCAACTAAAATAGACAATCCCAAATATAAGGGAGTAAATTGATAATATGGATTAGCTTTATATATTGAAGTAGGATCATCAATAGGACCACTTCTATGATTAGATTGAGCTACTTTAAATCTAATCAACTCATCTCCATTACTATTTGTTCCTACAACTGTTTCACCCACTGCAAATGTTCCAGTAGTCATTGAAATTTCAAGAAGTTTAGGAACAATATACTTATTAATATCTTGTCCATCAAGAAATGCATAAATTGAAGTTTGAGGTTTTAATCCTTTAGCATCAAATTTAATATTCCTAGATCTCAAATTAGAGATTATTTGAGTATCAATTACCTTAGGTCCTTCATTTTTAGTACTAAATGTTTCTCTAACAAGTTTTTTAGTTCCTACTCTAGTAGCAGTTCCACTATTTCCAGACCAATTATTATTCCAATTACCCCATGTTACTGGACCATATCCACTTCTTGAATCAAATTCACCAGCACTTAATTCTTCTTTACTTTCTGTATAAGTAGTAAGATCTTCATTAGTAGCAGTAAGTTCTACTTGATCTATCCATATATCTGATGATGGGAGTAAATCTATAGATCCACTATAATAATTTACAAGATAGGGTGTTACATTTTCAACTCTTGAGGCAAAGGATTGTTGTATAAACTTTACACTATCATAATCTAAAGTTAATACCCTACCAGTTTGTCTTACACCATTAGAACTATTTAAATCTAATTTAAGATCAAGTTCTGTAGTGTAATGAGATGGACGTAATTCACCATTCTGATAATCAATAGAATTCTTTACTATTGTCTTTTTAATTTGATGCTCTGTATCTGCGAAATCATCTACAAAAAATCCAGATTTAAATCTATTTAATCCATCCACATCAGTAATCTGAGTATTAAAAGTTTTATCTTCTAATAAAGAAAGTGATGTATAAAACTCTAAATTTTCAATTCTATTCTCAAGTCTACTAATATCCCTCATTTGATATCTCTTATAATTAGCAAGAGATATACTCACATCATTTATATCATATAGATATGCTGGTAACTTAATAGAAGCAACTTCTAAAGTTCCATCAATATCATTTGGAAATTCTGGATTATCACTAGGAATTCCTTCAACTAACTGAAAAACCCCATCCTTAGTTAAATATATCTTATCAAGTCTAGGTAGGTAGTAAGAATATCCCAATATACTAGATTCCTCAGAAGCTAAAATATTCTTAGCTGAATTTCCATCAGCAGTAAAACTTCTTCCTAAAAATTCAAAAGGAGAATAAGAAGTTCCAGAGAAATCAGAAACTCTAGGTCTTATGTCAATAATATCACTAACTCTATCATCATTAATTTTAGGTAAATTACTATAATCAAAATTATTATAAGAACCAACTGTTGTCACGTCTCCAGTATCAGATGATGTAAAATAAGCAGATTCAAATACAACTGTTAATTTTTTAGAAGGAGAATTATAACCAGATTTTCTTATTAATCTAGAATAGTCATAAATGGTATCCCTTTGTCCATTATCTAAAGTAAACTCATCTGTAATATTATTAGAACCTATAGTTAAAACAGATATTGTAGCAGAAATTCCAGATTCTTGGAAAGTTATAACTTCTCCTACTTGAAGATTAAAATCATTTAAAGAAATATAGTTAATATTGGAATCATCATTTTTACTTACATAAATTCCAGTAAATTTACTAGTATTTCCAACAAATTTTTCACCAATCAAAAGATCTCCTGTTTTACCAGTTGCACTATTAATAGATGTTAATGTTACTTTAGGTAAAACTGGATCGCTAGAATTATTAGACTCAAATATTCCATGAACTTCCATAACATCAGGGACATTTAAAGAAATTTCATCATCCTGTACTCTAGTACCATATACATTATTATATGAAAGTCCATCATTAAGTGTAGTGGCTCCAATACCAGATGTTGAATTTGCTGAACCTACTACAGTTAAAGTATTAATTTTTTGTATTTCTTTAATTTTTTCTTTAACATTAATTTTTCTCAAAGTAGCAATCAACTTAGCAGCACTATTGCTACCTAAACCATTAATAGTAATTTGAGTTGATCCAGTATTAAAATTAATCTTATCTGTAGAAAGTGATTCTGTTCCACCAAAATCATCTACACCATTTCCAGTTCTTATTAAAACATATCTTTCCTCATCAAAAGGTAAAAATGTTTCATCTGAACTTCCACTATTAATAACTCCAGTTGAATTATTAGTAATATTTACATCAAATTGTTTTTTAATAACAATTGATGATCCTGTTATATCTACATTAGATATATTCTTATTAGGAAGAGAAGTATATAAATTATTGTCAGTAGAAGATTGGAATTGAGATGTAAGTATCTTCAAGTTAGAAGGGTTAATTGCTCCAGAATTACTATCTCCAGCAATTACAGTAGGCAAACCACCTTCACAAATACCAGCAACAGTGGTAACTCCAGATATAGTTAAAGATCTTTGAGAAACTCCTGTGATTCTAGCATAAGAAATAGTATTAACTCCACTAATACTAGTATTAGTATATTCTACAATATTTCCAACAGTAGCAATACCACTAAAGAATTTGTTAGGATCTACACTAGTAATAGTAGCAATTCCTAAAGATGCTCCTGATGTAGTAGCAGAACTAACATTAACTTGTCCTATGGTAACTATAGGAGTTTGTTTTACATCAGCACTAAATGTATTTGCTGTACTGACTGCTCCACGTATAGATTTAATATCACTAGTGCTATATGCAGTTGATCCTACTGAGATATTTCCACTCTCTACTCCATTAAAAATAAATTGCTCACCAGTAATAAATTCACCTTTAGTGTTATATGCAGTCAGAGCAGTTCCAGCATTTATTTCATATCTTAAATATCCTGTAGCACCACTAGATTTTCCCTTAATGTGAGTAGGAACAGGTAAGGTGGCAGCAGTATTTAAAGTTATATTAGTATAAGTTTGAATATCATATAAAGAAATATCCCATTCATTTATATTGGAATTAGAAGCATCATAGGAACCAGATTCTAAAGCAAAATCATATACTCTTGCTAATCCAATTTCACCACCAGCAGCAGTAGTAGCAGCAGCACCTACTCTCTGATCTCTTAAACTTACTGTATAATCAGTTCCTATTCCTATTTGAGGAGCACCAGAAACCCTATTTAAGGTAAATGTAGGACCAGTAACATAATTTATACTTTGATTTTCTAAAGTTTTTGTAGTTCTAGGTTTGTCAAAATCTAAAAATGCAGGAACTATAGTTTCTACTTCATATCCTTCAATATAAGCTTTTCCAGGAGAAATTTTATAAGTACCTAAATCATCTGATGGAACATTATTATTATACGTTATTTGATCTGAAGTAAAAATACCATTATTTCCCTCATAATTATTTAAAGTGTTTTTTGCTACAACTGAAAATGGGTTAACATAATAATTACCAGATTCATCATAAGTTCTTCTTGCAAATTCTTCAGATAATTCATTATATTGAGTATTAGAATTAGAAACAGATGCTATAACACCATTTCTAATCTCCATCAATTCTATAAAATCTACAGGTTTATCTTCAGTTATAGGTAAAGCTATTAATTCTATTTCTATATTTAATCTATCAGCTCCTGGAGCAGTATAATTACTATATCCTGCTGCATTATCATTTAAATCAGGGTCCATATCTGGATTGATAATTGTCTCAGAAATTTTCAATCCAATTTTAGCATCAACATCAGTGGTGAAAGGATTAATAGAAATAACTTGCTCTTTTATCTCAACAAAATATCCTCTTATAAAATAAATTCCACTAGATAATTGAGCACCACATCCTACAAATGTAGGCGCTGTAGAAAATACTTGAGCTAAAGATTCTCCTGGCTGAAAAACTAAACCATCAATTGTTGTAGTTAATACTTTATTATCTAATAATAAACTTTCAGACGCAACAAATCTTTTATTATCTTCTCCTCCAGTATTTAAATAAGAAACAAATAAAATATAAGAATCATTATTTTTAACAAAAGATTTTATTTTTGCTTTTACTCCAGAATCACTACCAATTACTATTTGACCTTTAAGATCACTTAGATATGAATCTACATCTATTCCTTCATTGGATTGTTGAATTCTAACAGTATGAAGTCCAGGATTCCACCTAATTCCACCACCAGTTACAGAAGTTCCATCTTTAAAAATATGACTGCCAAATTTTTCAATCTGATCTTGAAGGACAGATTGAATACCAGTTAATTCTCTTGCTTGTACTGGAATACCAGGTTTAAATAATATCTTAACATAATTAGAATTTCTATCAAAATCGTCAAAATAAGGAGCGACGTTTAAATTTGTTTCCTGTGGCATGATTCTTTAGAATTGCAAAATGACTTTGATATCTTCTCTTTGGTTAGCAGACCTGGTAATAGAAGGTCTGTTATCAACATAAATTATATTTCCAGAGTATTTCTTAACTTCAGGGTTAGAAACTCCTTGATTAAAACTCTGTCCAAGGTAATATGTTCTATTATTTATTATGGTACTTATACCAGGACTACCTGAACTTCCAAAGTTAGTATCTATACCTAAAGTACCTTCATTACTGGCTATGTTAACATTTCCACCAGTAGTAGGATTTGCTGTAAAAGAGTGTAATGATAAACCATATTTTGGATCTGTTTTTAAAGACCCATCAGTATTAAATCCCACTAAACTTTTATCTTGCCAATACTTAAGAACTCCTGTTGTTTGATCATAAGAAACAACTCTACCAACTGCAGTAGAACCAACTCCTACAGTTTGTGTTACTTGTCCATCTAAATTAAAGGTAGCAGTAGTATAACCTGCTCCAATCAATTTTAATGCATATAAAGCACTAGCTTTAGAAAGAGTTAAATTTGAAGTTGAATCAAAAGATTGGGGGTTTTCTACTATTCCAATTCTAGCAATTTGGTTTCCAGTTACAAAATCAGGATTTTCTGCATCATTTTCTATCTTAGAGTAAACTAAAACATTAGTTGATCCCAATTCCCTATAAATATCTGCTCCATGTCCACCTTGAGGTGGAATAATTACATTAAATATTGGTAAAGTTGTACCAGTAGGAACACCACCAGAATCCAAATCTACAGTTCCATAAGTATAACCTGACCCACCTTTTGCTATATTAATAGATTCTACTTTAGCATCATTATTAATAACAATTGTTGCTTCTGCACCAGAACCATCTCCATTGATAGGAACTCCAGTATAAGTTCTATTAGCAGTTCCTATACCAGCTCCCCTATTAATAATTGTAGAAATCTTTAATTGTCCACTATTAGATGCGTTATCTCTTACTGCAGAATTATCTGTGCTTGTTTTCCAATCACCAGGAACAGGCATAAAATTAGTAGAATCAAATTTTGCAATATCTCCTGGTTTAATAGTATAAAGATATTTCCAAATATATCCATCTCCACTATCACCTGCTGCTTTAGGTTCAAGATCAGTAAATGTAGGTTCATCTAGAGAAGGTCTTCCAGAAGTATTTTCTGGATCTGTTCCATTCTGCAAACAAATATAAACCTTAAAATCTTCATTTACAACAAAATATTTGGAAGAATATAAATTAGTTGCTCCAGAAGGTTTTGCTGTATTTGTTCTACTAATATCACCTCTATACATGTCATATGTTATACCAGATGTCCATGTATTTTTATTAACCATCATACGCACATCAGAAGAATTAATTTTCTTCAGTGCAACCATAGTATCCCAATAATCATCTTCTTGGTCAAAACTATCCTTTGGTGCAGGAGGATTTGATTCCCAAGTTGATGAATAATTAGTAGCATTAGGTAAACCAACAAAAGAATAATATGAATTGACAGTAGAAGTTGCTGCAGAGACAAAATTCTCAGCATTCAATATTCTAAGTTGATCAGTTATAATGGCTGACATTTTTACTATTTTTTTAGTTATTTATGTGTTATAATTTACGTATCTTAAA